TCTATGAAAATGAATAACCTGTCCAGAACAATAATTAATCAGGTTCCTGAAGATGGCCCAGCGGGCATAGCCATTAGGGATGCAAAGAAAAATTATATTGACAATGTTATTGTGCGGTACAGAGATATAGACGGTAATCCAATAGGCTATAATGTGGATCACTATAACACTAATACTAAATCCTATAAAGTTGATCCCGTTAAATGGATTGATATGGATAAAATTGTTTCAGGCGATAGCCAAGTAGGGGCTGATGTTGTAAACCATATAAAAAAGACGTTTGGTACGTTTTCAGAGGAAAAAGGAACGTATGAGCTTATCGGTGAGGATATCACCATCGTTCGTAATTTAATGAATGATCTTCTTGCAAGAAATATCGTTGACTCAAAGACTATGCTGGATGCGGGAGATCTAATACCCTCTCAAGGTAAACTAGGAGATGCTGAGAAGTTAGTAGAAGGGCGGTTATCCGCACGGGCTAGATCAGTTGGGGGCAAGTTCATCCGTAGCCCCGCTCTTAGGAGGCTGGAAGAAGAAGGGCTTATTGATCTGGACAGGGTTGTCCAGTATAATCTAGCCGTCGATACCTTCTTTGGTGGAAAAGAAATACTGAAAAATGCTGAAGGTGTTGTAGAAAAAGAAGTTAAAAGAGCAGCCGCCGCTGTATCGCGTCAGGTTAGTCTAAGAGAAAACTTCTTAAAAAACATGGGTAAGTTTGGTGCGGAACAGCAGGGCGCTAGTGAAGTAAATGACTACGACCGCTTCTTAAGGTTCTTCATACTGAATCCGCAGGGTCAGAGCAGAATGGATGACCTTTTTCCAAAGATAGCCAAGGAAATGGGTGTTGATGAAAAAGAAGTGAAAGAGCTAGTATCAGACCTCACAATAGAATCTATCTCTCGCGCCTCATACGGCAGAATGCGAGAGGCAAGAGAAGGTCAAATGCTGCGCGACTTTGACCATGAGTCTTTGTACTCCCTTGTTTTAGACAAAGATGTGTCTGAAAGAGTTAGAGGGGTTATAGGAGATGATAAGTTTACTGCTCTAACTAGAATGGCTCAGTTCCTGATGGTTCAGAACAGGGATAACGCAGCGCGGCTGAAGGATGCAGGTATCTCCGTGACGGCTCCAAAGGGGCTGTCAATTGAGTCACTGCTGTCTCGTACCTACAGTGTAGCGCGTGGCGTCATTAGCCCTAAGTATGTGGCAACAGAAGTTGCCCTTCTTAGCTTTAGAAAGAAAAAGGCTCAAGCCCTATCAAGAATACTTAACGATCCCAAGATGGTTGATGTTGTAATTGATATTATTGAAACAGAGGGTGATACTATCAGAAAGTATGATCCGAATCTGTTTACGGTCTTAATCAATGGGCTTGGCTACCACGAAAATATGAAGACCAAGGAAAATACTAAAACCCAAATTCGTGAACTTGAATTAGATAACTTAAGGAGATAGACGTGGAATTTATTATTACAATCGTAGTGTTAGCCCTTGCAGTGTTTGGAGGGTTTTCCATCTTTGCAGCCATTACCCCCAATGAATCAGACAACAAAACGGTACAGGGTATCCTTACCACAATCAATCTGTTTGGTATGAACATTATAAAAGCTAAAAACAAACTTAAACAATAAAAAGGGGGAACCCTATGGCAGATGAACAGAAAACACTACAACAGGATAGTGAGTTTAACGAGCTAGACCTAGACGGGGATGGTATCGTTAGCGATCAGGAGATTAAAACTCTTGAAGCAATTGAAAAACGAGATAAGATGGACGCCCAGAAGAAAATGGCATGGGTGGCTATGGTATCTATGCTAATCTTTACTGCTCTCGTATTCCTGCCTATATTTCCAGATACTCGGATTAAAGCATTAGCCGATCTATTTGGGTTATTCTATATAGGAATGGCTTCCGTTTGTGGCGCTTACATGGGGATGACAGCTTATATGTCAAAGGGTAAGTGATGCTAAAGGTATATCTTTTAATATTAGTCCTTGGGTTTGTAGGGAGTGCAGGATATGGTGCTTACTACTACTATAAAGATACACAAGAACGTATCCAAGTGCTTACAGAGAATGGCGCAAAACTTAAAGTAGCCAAAAAACTACAGGACCAAACCATCAACACGATGATAGAAGACAGGGAAAAGTTTGCCGCGTTGACCAAAGATCTTAACGCCAGACTAGATAAGGCTAATAGTTATAGAGATGTTCTTATAAATAAATTAAGAAAGCATAATCTGGCGGCTCTTAGCCTTAAGAAACCTAAATTAGTAGAAAAGAAAATAAACAATGGAACTAAGAAATTGCTTAGGTCACTGGAAATTATTTCTGGTGCTGCCCCCGCTCCTACTGTTAAGTAGTGGTTGTAGCACCTTTAAAAAGATCATGCCGTTAGAGGTTAAGACGGTAGAAGTAGAAAGAAAAATACCCATTCAAAATCGTCCGCGACCTGTGGACATGAATGGGCTATACTTCTATGTTGTCAATGAGAATAACTTTCAAGAATTTAAAGAAAGATTCTCAAAAGAAAATGGTGACTTTTTATTCTACGCAATAAGTGTAAGAGACTACGAAACACTTGCCTTGAATATGTCGGAACTAAAAAGGTTTATTCAACAGCAAAAGGAATTGATTATCTACTATGAAAAGGCGGTAACGCCAAAAGAGGTTGTAAAAACCCCTAGTAAATAACTCCTTTTAAGTCCCTGTACTGTTGATCACTATAGTCTCGTAGGTAATTTACCAGCGAGACTATTTTTTTTGTGTGTTCAAAGTCAGGATTCCAGCTATCAAAAATACTTTCAATATCTTTAGCTGAAGGCGGTCCCTCAAAATCCAAGGCTATGTGACCACCCGTTGTAATAGAAACGGACATCTTATATAAAAGGGCGTCAGGTTTTTTAGTCATTGTCTTACTCTAGCAGGGCTATTGGCAAGTTGTAACAGTCTGCTCTAAAAACAAAACCGTTATCTGGATCAGTTTCACCTCGTACATGTTCAGTGGAGAGGCTGAAGAACTTATCTTTGTCTATCTTTCCTAAGTACCAGCCAACAGACATATTATTCATAATTCTGACAAAAGCATACGAGTCACACTTCTGTTTGGCATTAAACTTAGCAACTGAGCAAGCATAGTAATCTTTTGGGGGAGAAGATACTCTTTTAGTTTTTACATCAATTGTTGTTCCGTCTTCAAGAGCAACATCGTAGTCGAAGGTGTTTTCGTGAGATCCACCCAGAACGCTTACAACTATCATCTCCCCCAAGTATCCAGACTGAGAACCCGCGCCCCTCTCTATAGAGTTATTTAGCTCCCCCAAGATAGTAGCCTTGCGTTCAGCTAGTCGGCGCATGTCCCCGGTTATCTGAACTTCGTGTATCATTATTTAATAAGAGGAAGAGGTTGTACTTCAACTTCTCTTTTTCTCTTCTCCTCTTGGATTCGGGTGTTCACTGAGCGAAGGTAATTAGCCTCAACCCTTTCTCCTAGAGTACCCCAACGCCCTAGACGTTCTGCGACAATGGGTGGCAGAATACCTTTATGAGCACACGCCGCAGCATGTTCCCATGTAGAGTGGGAAGCTACCTGTCCATTCCCTAGACGAAAATTACCATCAGAATCATAACCACAGTCACTAGGTATAGCTGCTGCAGCAACGGTCATAGTGAAGGCAGCAATACCCACTACTGATAGAACAATCTTATTCATATCTTAAACTCCTATATCAACAACTTCACAAACATCACCTGTGCAACTTAGCTCCTGAGAGCCGGTGGTGGTGTCTTCTACTTCCATCTTTCTCAAGTCATCCCAATTTATCAGATCGGGCATCTTTGTCAATAGGTCATTATAATTTTCCTGACTACACTCCGTATAGGGTGCTTGCTGGTATGTGTGATCCGAATAGGGCAGAAAAGAAACGCCGGAGATTTGATCAAAGTTTTCATATACCCAAGAGCCTACCTCTAACCACTCCTCTTCTTTTACAGAGACAGTGATAGAGGGCTTATGCTCACACCAACACTCTGCATATATTTTCCAAAGCTCAAGATGATTAATTGCAGTAAGGTTTTCCCTTGTAAGTGCACCCTTTGGCGCTTTTACAGGAAAGGAAAACACTGTCATATTATCTTCATTACCTATAGCAGGTTCGCTAGGAATACCACATTGTATCATAAACTGAGTTAGTGGATCTTTATTGTCTCCACGAACAGTACGTACATAGTACTCACTATGACGGGGGTGAATACCAGAGGCACTATCCACTAACTGAGAAACTGTGCCGGAAGGCTTTACACAGGTAATAGCCGTAGACTGGTTTATGCCAATCTCCTTGGCTAGTTTAGCATTGCTCTTAACTGCTATTTCTTTTAACCCAATTAAGACAGCGGGTAGAGTATCATCCACTGTTGATAATACGTGGTTATCTAAAATGCCTGTAAGACTAACACCAAGCAATCGCTCTTCTTCTGTATTGTCCTTCCATATCTTTCTAAGATATTTAAAGTCTGTTAACGACGCTTGATAAGTTCCAAGCTGCGTTGCTAACCCTACCTTTTTTGCAAGGCTTGAAAGAGTGTCTTCAGCCCTAACAACTACTTCTGTAAGATTACAGAATTGATAGGGTCGTAAAATAATCTCTGAGCAAGGGTTAGTTCCAAATACATGATCAGGATCACGACGACCAATACCAGCCACTTTATTCTGTGCTGACCCACGATTAAATATACCCCTCTCTCCAGACTTTGACTCATATAGTGAGTACCATTCTTTTAGAAACGTATTCATATCAGGACGATTCTCATACACTGCAGAGTTATTAGCTAACCCTCTGTACGGATATTCTCTAAACCACTCCCCTGACTTAGCCACGCGCATCCTGTTAGAGTTAAGATCAGATAGGGATATAAGAGCGGATCTCCTAACACCCCCCACAACAATAACACTTGCAATCTTACAAACAAGATCGTGACATTCTATTGTAGATAACTTTCTACCGGCAGCAGATTTAAATAGGGTCACGGTAAACTTCAACAAGTCATCAAGAGGGGCGGGGCCAGACGACCTACCCCCAAACGTCTTTAAACGCGCTCCAGCAGGGCGTAGGCGCGATAAGTCCCATTCTGGCACATGACCAGCGTAGAGGCACGCGATTAGCTCTCGCAGCGCCCTAGCCCACCCAGCCTTACTATCCTGTACAATGATAGTTGTTTCGGTATCTTCAAACTGTTCATTAACAACAGGGAGTTTATCTGTATATTGGCGCTCTGCAGAGAATCCCACCCCTGTACCACACATAAGTACGTACAATATCTCATCGAAGGAACGAGGAGAGTCAATAGGCACGTAAGAACAGTTATACCCAGAAGTGTTATCCCGTTCTAGAGCTAGCCCTGAAGTCATCAAAGCTCTCATAGAAGGCATTATCTGAAGGCTAAGTACAGCTTCTTCTAGTTCTTTCCTGTTAGGGATTACGTGATTGTGGTTCTCTTTTAAATGAGACTCCATAAAATTAAAGTACCTAGCCACTGTTTCAGGCCAAGCTTCCCGTCTGTCACCTAACCACCTAGCGTAGCGGGACAGGTGGATAAATTCTTGGTAATCTGTTGGAAAATAATTACTTGCCATTGCTTCTTTGTTCCTTAATTAACCTGTCTAGATACCATTGAGATTTCATCAGGTCTTGGAGAGGCATCCCCTTGTGCTTATACCGGCAAACATACTTTAAGATGTTTCCTTTTAAATACCCGCTAAATTCTTCTTCTGTAAGAGACTCTTTGAGTATATCAATAGTCTCTGTACCCGTTTTTGTGTAGTGGGAAGGGCTATTAACAGCTTCCTTCAGTTCGTTAAGTACACCACTTTGTTTAAGGTATTTTATTTCGTCGGGCATCAGTTATCCTCGCTAAATTTAACTCTTATTACATTGTCGTAAAGATCATCAACAGACACTTTCTTGCGGTTCTCTTTAGACTGTTCTTCTTCTATGCTATTTAAAGTAGCCTCATGCCCTAGCTGCATCAGGTAATCGTAGTCTGACTCAAGAAGACTAAGCATTCCCTGCTGAAGGATGTGAGCAGCATTGACCTCGCCAGCGTCAGAGGTATCATAGGCACGAACTGTCACCTTGTCAACGGACACGGGATCAAAAACTATATAAAGCCTGTCAGGGGAGAGAAAAAATGTTTCCTCGGATATCCTATTTCTCATAGCCTCATCTATTAAAGAGTCTTCATCACTTAGCTCGTTACCAATAGTAAAAATAAAACCGTCATCATCATCAGTCATCAAACCACTCCGCAGGTAATTTTTTATCTGCCCACTCAAATCCGTGACGTTCCGCCCAATCAGCGTGGCTAGTCTTTGACCCTTTATATATCTTCTTATTGCCGTTAGCAAAAAAGAACTTAACCTCAAAGTCAGGGTTTTGTTTTTTAACAAGAAGGTGCTTAACTCTATCTTGTTGTATCAATCTACCCTTAACTTCAATGTACATGTCCTTACTTGGTATATAAAAGTCAGGTATGTATACACTGGGTTCACGCTGATAAGGAATTTTATCAGGCTCGAACTCAAAATCAACACCCCTCCGGTTTAAAGACATAGCAACCTCGGCTTCAAATTTTGATCTAAATCTCATGCTACTGTGGTATTTACCAACTCCATAAATCTCTTGTCCATATACTCAGATGCTAGTTTACTAGATAAGCTCTTTGCTAATGAGAAAGGCACTACAGGAAACACAACAAGTCTTCCCTTTTTTATGTGTGAACGAAGGGAATCAAAGTTAGAAGATATACTATTTCTGCCAATAGTATTAAACTCTTCTTTTGAGAAAGCCCCTTCAAAAGACATATTCTTTCTATATATTATTTGCTGTTTATTGTTATCACTAAGAGACTTAATAACGGTATTATCTGCACCAAAACAATCCCCCTTAACCGTATCAAAGTATACAAAAACCGCCGCTGGATTGTGCATGGTTTCAAAGTCTGTTACCCTGTTAGTCACAAACAGAGGCATTACACTTCATCCTTTACGTGCTTTGTATACCATACTCTAGGCTTTGTCTTAGCCTTGGATGTTGCTGACATCTTGTAAGCCGCGTCAGGCCAACAGTACTTCTTAAATCCACAGTAACCACACGTTCTGTCCATAAGGCGGTTTCCTGTTTTCTTAACAGAACCCGTTTCCTTATCTTTATAAGTCTCTATAGAATCTGTAAAACATTTGTCAATGGTTGGATTGTTTAGCACTTCTCGTATGTTACTATCTGCTAGTGCCAAGGCTTCTTTTCTATCTTCATCCTGAATTAAGGGGGCTTCACAAACAGCCCACTCACCAGTAGATTTATTAATAGCTATCCACCCACCAAAGCTACAGCCAGCAGCTTCTGAGTACAGATACCCTTGTGGAACATAGCCGAACACATCATCCTTCTTAATGTTATTGTAGCCTCGGTTAGCAGCAAACTTCATAGAGAAAGATCCGGGCGCTGCGCTCTTTATGTCATATATCTTATTGTTTATCTTTACATCGTAAGTACCTCTTAGATTTGTGCCACCAATGTCAAGGTTAACTGCTTCTTGTTCTCCCTGTATAGCTACACCTGAAGCTTTAAGCACAGTAACAGCTATAGCTTCTATGATATCACCAAACAGAAATTTCATAACAAGAGTATAGTCTACATCTTCTTCCCTGTCCTCACGGATTGACATCTTTTGTTGGCACAGGGGCTTACCGACACCGGACATACGTACACGGTATTCAGACTTCCTGTCAAACTGCCTTTGGATAGCAGCGCCGCACATCTCCTTAAACTCATCAATGAGATGAGGGGGAAGACCTTCGCCTTCACCCCTCGACGCTTTCTCAAGGAAATGCTGTACTTTATGTAGCAGCATTGAAGTCATCAGACTGCGACTGACTCTAGCTCGTTTGCCACGTCTAGTTCATCACGAGCCAGCACAGTTTCCTTACGTTCAGAATACTCTTTAACTACTTTAGTATTCCACTTTTCAATGTCTTCCATAAACCCGTTAAGAAGTTCAATGTCCTTCTCTCCAACCTTAACAGATTTCGGCTTATCAAAAACAGGTGAGTAGTAGATAACACTACCATTCACGTTACGCTTAGTATTAATCTTTGCTTTCTGTGCAAACATAATCTTGTTAGAGGGAACCTCTCGGATATGGTTTGCAACAGGCATGAAAGCAGAGCCTCGTGCTGCCCAGATAAAGGGAGTATCTTTAATATCCACGCCTTCACCATCAACAGTCTTAGCGCCTTCAGCAGAAGTAATGACACCATAGATAACCTGAGTACATTTAATACTCTTCTGCTTTGCGTGTTCAATAGAGTTAGAAGATAGGCTAGCTACCTCATCCTTAGAGAGCTTACCACACTTATTACCACCGCTCGTATCAGGGAAGTCATCACTAAGCGATGGAGCTAGCACGGTACGAACGGATAGTTCAGGGTTATCATTGTTCCACAGATCATAAGAGTAGTAGCGAATGAACAGGCGGGCTTCAATCTCTTTAGCATATATAGACTGATCACCCATACGCAATCGGAAAGAACCCTTGGGTAGAACATCCCCCTCTTTAGTTTCGTTTTGCTGTTCAATGGCTAGCCGGGGCAGTCCTACAGCAGCCTTACTATGATCTGTCTGACCAATCATAGCTGCCATTTTTGCTAGGTTATCTTCGTTAAACTCTTCAATCTTCATTACTGCGCTCATCTAATTTGATCTCCTGTAGGTTTAGCCAATCATGGCCGATCTTTAATTCTATATCAATAGGCATATCAAAGTCAACACCAAACTTCGCGTGACATTCTTTAGGTATACATAGCATAGACTCCTTCATTAAATTAATCATCTGATCTTTTTCGTCAGGATGAACATCCATGACAATAGAATCGTGTACTGTGTTTATTATCTTACTCAAGAGCTTAGGTTTGGTAACTGCCTTTAAGCTCTTATGTAGCCGTATAAGGGCTAATGGCAATAGGTCAGCCGTTGCAAATCCTTGAACGGGATAGTTTTTAATAGCTGTAGCACCGACCGCAGTACCCCTTCTTGTATACTTTGCGTAGGGAAAGGAGTACTCTCTGCCAGAAGGTAGTACAACCTTCTTTGTATTAACAGCCTCATCTTGAAGTCTTTCATGCCACTTAGATACAGCCTGATACTTATTTCTAAAGGCTGAATAGTAAGCCATCTCTCTGTTAGTGCCAAGCACACCCCCGTACAGGGGCTTGAAGGTATGCGCCTTGGCATCCTGCCTAGACACTCCCATGATGCTCGCTGTGTATGAGTGTACGTCATACCCGGCAGTGACCTCTTCATAGATCACGGGGTCTTTTGACAGGAACCCTGCGACCCTGAACTCTAGCTGAGAATAGTCTCCCTCTAGAATGTAGCCACCACTATGCCTAGAAACAATTGCCTCTCTTGCAGGGAATGTGTTTCCGCGCGGCATATTTTGAAAGTTTGGTCTACTTGACGACAATCTTCCAGTAGCAGTGACGCACTGATTAAACTGAGGATGAATATAACCCCTATCATCTTGATACTTCTCCAAGCTATCCACGAAGGTATTCAGATAGGTTCTGATCATGGAATATCTCATGTATTTGTCCACAAACTCCCTCGCATCACCTTCTAAATCCAGTCTTATTTGTACTAAAGTGTCTTTGTCTGTCTTGAAGCCACCAGCAGCAGTGTCTTCTGGCCCTCTGGGTATTATCCTAAGACCGGCTGGTTCCTTAAGATTCCTATACAGGATACCCACCCCGTTACAGCGGCTACAGTTCTTTTTGTTCTTGCTTCTCTCACCTGATTTTATTGTGTAGTAAAAGGAGCCTCTACCATTACAGTGTGAGCAGGACATACCAGATGTTTTATATACCACGGGTGCTAGCTCTTTAACAAGCGCACCAAAGGCTGATCTGTGCATTTTAGTTTTATTCTTTTGCTTCTTGGTGTTGTTCCTGATCTCAGTACCAATATTAAAAGTACTTTTCCAAGTAGCCTTGTCCCCTACTTTGCGGGAATATAGTAGTATGCTACGATCATCAGGGCTGTCAAGGTTAATAGGGCTATCACCCATAACACGTTCCGCAATAGCCATAAGATCGTTGTACAAACTATTATATTCGTTCTGATACTGCAGTTTAATCTTGGAAAGCTTTTCATTAGAAATCTTAATACCTGCGCTCTCTATATCAATAAGAGCGTCTAGCATACCCATTGACAGATCAAGCACATTTTGCATGGGGGACTCCTTCAAGTAGGCTGGTAATATAATGACTCCAAGGTCTGCCAAACTCCTCTATCTGTATGTCGGCTAATTGTTTTGTTATTCTAACATCATTCATACAGTACTGATTAACTACATGGGGTGGCATACTCTCATAGGATACTTTGTTCTTTATGTACTCTGCGGTGAGATCGCTTCTCTTTTCTGAAAGCCCTCTCCTAGTACAGCAAGCAGCAAGGCTAAGACTGATCTTATTGCCGCGAGCAAGAAGGTACTCAGCTATCATTGTATCAAACAGCGGACCATCATAGGTAAAGCCACATGCTCTTAACCACTGTAAATCAAATTTTAAGTTGTGTCCTACAAGACAGCTTGTATTATTTAAAGTAGACTGTAGCTTCTCTACACCACCTTTTGTTGCAGGTATAGCATCATGGTGTAGCCATACCTCTATCTCCTCAGAGTATGATCCGGGTATTACACCCACCGCTCCAACAAACACTATCTGATTGCCAAAGAAGGGAGATGATACAGTCTTTGAATTAAAGTTCATTGTAGTTTCTATATCAATGGTTGTAATCATGAGAAAATATCCCTATCGCCATCTCTACGCAGGACTACAGAGCCGTGCCAACCATTAATCTTATTCTTTGAGAACTTAATAGTTCTGAACTCTTCATGTTCTGCTATGCCTATACCAATAATGATATCAGCCTCACCAGCCTTACCTGTTTTTGATCCGTCCAACATAGAGTAGTCAATAGTCTCTCTACCGTGGGCCTCATAAGAAGCCTGTGATATGGCCCAGACCGCTACATTGTTTCTCTTTGCAAGCTCTCTGGACCTACAGTATAGCTCCTTTAGTCGCTCATCGCCGCGAGAGAACTCTCCATCAATCCTAATTTTGTCTAGCTGATCTATTATTACAATGTCAACTTCATTGCGCATACAGTAGTCCTCTATCTCTTGTACAGAGGTGCCAACACAATCCATAAAGTTTATGTAGGGTAGAGCAAGTTCTTTATATTCTGTTATAAACTTCTCTTTATTAGTAAGTACTTCCAGCTTGGACATTTCTGTAATGGATTTAGCCACCCGCATCCTAGTCTTCCTAACAGGCTCTTCATTACCCCAGTAGGCAACCCTAAACTTATTCTTAACATACCAACCTGCTAACCAAGCTGCAAAGGATGTTTTACCTACTTCAGGTCTTGCAAAGATTACACCAAAGTTTTGTCTGTCAATGCCCGGTACATAATCTCTTAGCTGCGTGGGGAAACTAAACTCAGGGTCGCGCTCGAACTCCTCAAGAGAAGTTTCAATACCCTCTTTTAAAACAGAGTAAGTCTGTGACTGTTTTATGTCATTATTCTTTAGCTCTTCTACAGAATTGAAAAGAGAATTAGTATCACTAGATTTACCAACAAATATTCCAAGAGCCTGTTCTCCTATCTCCTTTGCTTTTGTTCTTTTCCAAAAAGCATGTAAGACATCAGCTACTAGTTCAGTATTTACTTTTGTTAGCCGTAGCTTGTCAATCTCTCTGCCTACCTTTTCAGCAGTGGCTTCAGGTAAAGCAGGGTACTTGGCTTGGTGTCCAAGTGACAAATCATCTACAGTAAGATCACCCTCATAATTTTTATGTAGGTGTGACAGTGTTTCAATTATTGTTGCTACTTCTTTTGGGAAGTATTCTTTCTTTATTAAGCTGGCTACTCGGTTATAATTTTCTTTACTCAGACACGCAACAAGTACCGATCTGTCAATCATCTATACCTAAAACCCTTTTTGAATCTTCAACATCCAACCTCTTTAGATCTCTTTCTAGTACAACCATATTTACATTATCAATCTCCCACTTCAGTCTTGAAACCATATCAATGGACTTAGTTGTAGCGTCTTTATCCAACGCAACCGTCACCATACTGAAATCTGAAAGAATGTCAATAGCCGTCTCAGACAGGCTCGTTCCCAAGAGAGCAACGCCCGTTGCAAAAGATGATACAGAACAAGCGGACGCGCAGTCTTCTACAACAACTGCATGGTTAGAAGTACCACAAGAAAAGGGTATGCCACTGTCAGCATACCTATACCACTTAGGTCCAGAGAAATCACCGCTTCCTATAAACCTACCCGCAGCATCAACTATCTTATTGTTTTCTTTTATTACAAATACTGCCCTATCCCTTCTATAATCATAGCGTATGTCTGCTAGATTATTCTCTAGTGCGTGAGTACATCCATTTTGTAATAGGTATCTAGTAAAGGTAGCAGGACAATCATACTTTCTCCAACCCTGTTTTTCAGCATTTAACCCCGCAGATAAAACAGGCTTTAATATGTCTTCCACTATTGTAAATGATGTCTCTGTTAGCCCCTCTTTAATAACACCCCCCTTTGTACAGTCAGCATGAAAACAATAATACTTTATACTGTCTATAAAACCAGTAACGGATAAGGTTTTAGTTCCACTACACAATGGACAATCTAATCTAACAGAAGTCCCTATAGGTATATCTATAGCATATATATAATCTTTAATTATATTATTCATATTAATATATCTCTAGAGTTCCGGGAGACGATAACCATATCTCATATCACGGCATATTTGTTGTGTCAACAGAAACTTTCGCTTGACGCTAAAAAACTTTTGTGTTAGGCTAATACCCTTAGCAATAAACGGGAAATCCCATGATTACAATTTACTCTCCGAGATTGTCAAACCCCGAAACGATGAGGCGGGTTGTCGAGGCAACTGTTCAGAATAAAATCTTTACAGCAGAGTTTGTTAAACAGGATGGTACAGTACGTAAAATGAACGCACGCCTTAATGTAAAGAAACATCTTAAGAAGGGTGTAAATTGTAACACAAACACTTCCATGTTGCCCGTGTATGATCTTAAGTCTGAGGGCTATAGAAATATTAATATCGAAACTTTAAACTCTATAACTGTAGATAGTATAAAACATATTTATGCTGAGATAGAACAACCTATTGGGCTGGCTGGCGATTCCTTTTTAAACCTTGATGGGTTACTAGATTAATGGCCGCTGTACACTCCAAGGAGTTTGTAAAGAAGGTTCTTGACCTGAGATACAAGGATGGTCTGTCTGCCCGACAGATAACAAAGGAACTAGGCTCAGAGTTTCTTATGGTAAACAAAAGAGAAATGACAAAAAATATAGTCATTGGTATCTGGAATAGAAATAAGTATCTTGTAGATAAACAAGATATTATAAAGGAACAGGTTAAAGCCCTAGAAAACATAGTAATAGTTAAGCCCCTGCATATTGAACGTAAAAAAATTAAACAGGAGCATTTCAGGAAAAGAAAATGTTTATCCTGTAGAAAAGAGATGCTTCTTGAAAAGAACCTGTATATATGTGAACCCTGTAAAAAAAGTGAGAACTATAAGTTCAGTACCACACAACACACTTACCACACTGGGGGCGCATAAACATGATGAATAGGAAGCAGAAGAAGGCCATACAGTCTAAACTAGGGGTTATGAGATATTATGTAGATAAGGGCTACTTTGTGTATAATGAAACAAACAACACTGGACCTGTTGATATTGTTGCCATACACCCTGAGACACTGGATAAGAAGTTAGTAGAAGTAAAAAGCATGTCGTTCCGCTCTAAGAGGGCTAACTGGAGACCCGGTACAATGATACACAGACAACTTACACCCTTACAAAAGAGATTAGGTGTTGAGCTTGTGTACTATAATATTGAAACGGGAGCAGTAAAACATGCGTAAACGTATAGCCCGGAGACCAAAGCCAGAAGTGTCAAAAAGGCAAGATGGCAAAGTGTTGCAGTGGGAATGGTTCTATGAAACTGAATTAGGAAACTATCCTAGAAGCTGGATTAAGCGGTTTCCCCATGTAGCTGATAGAGGTCGTTGGGTTGTTACAGAAATTGTAGACAATGAAGAAGACTTGTCAAGCACTCGTAGTTCAACTGGATAGAACAACAGACTTCTAATCTGTAGGTTGCAGGTTCGAGTCCTGCCGAGTGCGCCACTCTATCCTGTACAGATTAAAAAAACACTTGACGGGTGCTGGACGTATATGCTAATGGTTCAATTCTTCTGAGGGGTTTGGTTAAGCGAATGCTGTATAACTTGAATAAGGCATGGCATAGGGCTGCGAAAGCGGACGTTTCAAGTGTGCCAAGCAGGGGGTTCAATTCCCCCTCCCCTCACCTTATTTACATTGATCCTTTTGTGGAGAACCAAAATGAGTGTGCCTGAGACTGAGGGAAATATCGAAGATAAGTTTGAATTAATGTGTGATGAAGCGATGGTAGACTTAGATTTTGCTAACATGTCTCAAGGAGAAAAAGAGATACTAGCTACTGAGCTTGCAAAGCTACGTTGGGTGGAAATACTGCGGCAGAAATGAGGAACAACAATGAACATATTCTATCTAGACAAAAACCCCAAGATTGCAGCGAAGATGCATTGTGACAAGCATGTAGTAAAGATGGTGCTAGAGTATGCACAGATACTATCCACCGCACATAGAGTAATTGACGGTGATGAGGTTGCTGACCGTGAGGGCTTGTACAAGATAGCTCACAAGAACCACCCCTCTACTGC